CTTCAGCTTCTAATTGAGATACTTCATAATACTTTGCAACTAATTCTATAATCCAACCTTCATACTTATCTGCTGAAGCTGGTTTCATATATTTTAGAAATGCTCTTTTCTTTGGTATTAAACCAATAAGAGCAAGATACATTGCTTTTGGTGGAGCGTTTTGTATATAAGGTTGGATATCTGCAACTGTTTCTATCCAATCTGAATTCATAGAAAGAAAACGGAGTATCATATAGTTACTCCATGTCTTTTTATCAGCATCCTCAAGCTTATCCCAATACTTTGGGTCTTTATCGAAAGTTATAGCGTTAAGATGGTCAAATAATGTTTTAGCCATTGGTATCTAATTCAATTTTTGGTTTAGATTCCATTTTATCTTTTGCTTCCAATGCTCTTAGTTGAACAGGTTTCATTAATTCTTGCTCTGCTCCACAATCACCACAAAGATACACTTCAAAAGGTATCATCATATCCTGGTCACCACCATATGCTAACTTAGAAAGTTTTCTCATCTTCATAGCCGGTAAGAATGTTTTACCACCACATTCACAAAATACAGGAACTGATGCTGATATATCTACTTTTGGTTGTGGTTGTTGTGGCATTTCGCCTGCTCCAATGATATTTGCCATTTTTATATTACGTTTAAAATTTTAATTAATGTAGCTGCTGCTATAATTTCTTTATCATTTGCTAAAGAAGAGTTTGCCACAGCTTCTCCTAAATAAAGTATAACACCAGATGTATTATCTCCACCATATTCCTCAACTTTATCATAAAGAAGTGTATATAGTTCTGAAAAATCATTTGCTTTAGAATCAATAATAGCCTGCCTAACTTTCATATATTTGTTTCTTCTATCATCGTTTGATTTTAGAATATCTAATACTTTCATTTTGTAATCATTCTCTAAAAGGTTTTGAACATCTACTTTCAACTTACCTTTGCTTGAGTTTAATTGACAAGTATTAATTACCTTACGAATATCAGGATAACTAGCATCAATAATTGGAACTAAATCTTTTGGGTCAAACTCTACACTCTCAGCTTTTAAAATCTTACTCATCTGAATCGCCACATCCTTTTTAGTTGGTGGTACGATTTGAAAAGATTGACATCTACTCTGAATTGGTTCAATTACTTTCTCTACATAGTTACAAGTCAAAATGAATCGGCAATGTGCACTAAATGTTTCCATTAAGTTACGAAGGATTGCCTGAGCTTCTTTACTCATATAATCAAACTCATCCAAAATTATAACTTTGAATTTTTTGAATCCCATAGATGATGCAAAGTTCTTAACTTTTGTTCTCACCATTTCAACGTTGTTCTCATCCGATGCGTTGATAATCATATAATCACAATCAATTGATTTTACAATTAACTTAGCAAGAGTTGTCTTACCAGTACCAGCTCTACCAAATAAAAGGAGATGTGGTATATCATTGTTTTCTAAATACCCAGCAACTTTTGTTTTTAAGTTTTCGTTGCCCACATAATCATCCAACTTAATTGGTCTATATTTTTCAGTCCACAATGTGTGGTTTACACTTTCTTCTTGATATTCAAACATATATTTTTATTTTCCAGTCGAACCAAATCCACCATTACCTCTTTCTGAATCTGATAATTCATCAGCTTCTACAAATTCAATTGGTGGGTAAGGTATAATCATAATTTGTGCAATTCTATCACCAACTCTATACCAATCATTTGCGTTTTTTTCGTGCCAATCTTGCGTTTTAACTTCATCATAGATTCCTTCACCACCAAATACTTTATTAAAGGTAGCTTGAAGTTCACCTCTATATCCACTATCAACTACACCAACGGCATTACTCAAATCCAAACCAGTCTTTCTAACCGATGAACGAGGAAATATTAAACCCACAAATCCTTCCGGTATTTCTAAAGCAATACCCATACCATAAGTAATTTGCTCAGGCGTATCTGATATAATTGATGTTGCTAATAAATCCATTCCCGCATCGCCAGATTTAGCGTATGATGGAATTACTGCTTTTGGATTAAGCTTCTTTATTTTCACTTCCATTTTCTTCTAGGTTTTTTTGAGCGATTAATTGAAGTCTTTGATTATCTCTTAGTTTTTTACCTTCATCGGTTAGTTCTCTTACAAAGATTTTAAATAATTTACCAGTTTGTCCGTGTGTAAATGAAATATAAGAATCTTCCATATTTGTAATTGTAAAAATTACTTTAGGGTCTTCGTTTTTATTCATAACAGAATCATCTGTCCACGCAAATACTTGTGGTTCATCACCATCAAACTGAAAACACCATTCTGCATCTTCTAACTTTTTTTGAGGTATTGTTAATTCTCCTAATTGTGGTTGTAACAATTCTTCATTTTTTACTTCTTCTACTTTTTTTGTTTTTTTAGTCTTTGACATATTGTTTTGTTTTTATCTTCCTACTTCACCTAAATACTTTTCCTTCATTTCTTCCCAACTCATTCCGATAGCATCTATGTAAAATAAGTGTTCAGGTTTTAACCTGCCTTCTTCGTGCAGTTTTGTATATCTACTTATAGCATGCTTCTTCCACCATTTATTGATGTAATCAACACCTTGCTTAAATTTATCTTTTAGTACTAATTGGTCTTCAGTAATTCTATCACAAAGAAAATCGTTTCCGTTTTCATACATCATAGCCATATACACACCTCTTTTAAATCCGTGATGATATTCAGTACCTTTAATACCACACTCTTTAAAGATTTGTCCTAATATCTTTTGTTTGATACCACTAACAGGTCCATTAGCTTCATACCCCATATTAGCACCATTACGAGCTCTTTCTCTAGTAATGTTTTCCATATACCAATCGGCTTTATTTTCTTTTAACCATTGATGCCAAGGGTCATAGAATTTATCATCCGGCTTAATACTAATTTTACCAGCCGATTCACCTAATGTTTTGAAAAGTGGAATACCATTGTATTGAGAATGAATTCCGTATAGTGAAGTTGTACCCACTGCAATTAGTATATTTTCATATTTCTTTTTCCAATACTCTCTTACCTCAGGTACCGTAGTCATCATAGCGATTAACTTACCACCTAAGAAATTATAACCCAAAGGCTGAGTACATACGATTGTGGAAGCAATAGTTGTATTGTTTAATTTACCTTTTACAAACTTATCATCTTTAGTCCAACCGATATAGTTATCTCTTACACCCAATGCGGTTACATCTGATGCTAAAGAGATTTGCCCCAATAGTTTTCCACTCTTTTTATCCTTAACATTAATCTTAACATTACGGCCAGGGTTAGCGGTGAAATCCATAGTATGAATCATTCTACGGATTTGTGACCACTTAGTAGCTTCTTTAGGGTCTTCAACGATTTCAACGTAAGGGTCTAACGCTTCAATTTCTTTTATCGTTAGCTCCTTATCGTTGATATTAGTTGGTCTCCATTGAGAATCATAATAAGATGCTATTTGAGATTTAGCCTGAATCATTGTAGGGTCTTGCAACTCTACCCACTTCTTATACAAAGTTTGCTCCTGCACAGACATTGTCATTAGATAGTCCATGTTTTCTTTTAACTTTGTTTTTTCAATATCAAAGTCAAAGACAGGTTTTTGTGGTTCAGTATCCCAAAAGCTCATAATTACTTAATTTCTACGAGGTAATAGTTAGAAGTGTAATCACCATCAGTAAATGATACGTGTGATAATCCTTTAGATGAAATCTTTAGTGAAGAAGTTTTAGAACCTTTGTTAGCCATTAAAATAGCTTTCAAATACTTTGCTGAGAAAGCGATTGGTTCGATATCTTCTTTACACTTACAATCTACACCAATAGAGATTCGGTTAGAGTTAATTGAAGAATATCCCAAAATAACTTCACCTTTCTTATCTTTACAAGTGAATGTAAATGTATCAGCGTCAGCCAATGCACCTTTTGATTTGATGAACTTATTGATAAAATCATCATTCAATGTAATTTCTGCATCAAATTCCGGCAAAGCTTTCAAATCAGGTACTGCTGGAATAACAGATGGTGCTGCTAACATATATTGTACCTTAGTTCCTTTATCAGAGAACTTAACTGCTCCAGTTGTTTCTTCAACTGAAATTGCTTCATCCAATACACTCAACAATCCTTTCAATTGTGAAGTTGTATAGATACCAAAGTCACCTTTTGGAAAATCATTTTCAGATACAATAACATCACCTAAAAGGGTCTTGTCATCTGAAATCATTCTTACTGACAGATTCTTACCATCTGCCTTAATCATAACGGATTCAATCTCACCACCAAGGTTGTAACGATTGATAAAACCATCAAATTTACTTTTGTTCATAATATACTTTTTATAGTTTAAAGTTTAGAAATACAAATATACGAAAAATTATTCAATCCACCAAATTAAAATGAAAAGAATTTTTCAGCCGTTTTAGCTGCGGATAATACCTCACCCCATCCCAATGCTCCATAGAAATCCTCTAACTTCTTCAATAACTCCCTCTCAAAAATCTTATCCACATCAACATAGTTTGTCACCAATTCCATAATTTCAGGAGCATCATTGTAACCCTTAAATGCCAAACCATCTAATCCATATGGGTTTTGTTTTAGATATACCCACTTAACTTTATCACCATCTCTCATTGGTTCGTATTTAGATGGACATTTGAAGTGTACTAATAATTGATTATGTGCAATTGCTGCCTTAACATGCGCTGGAGTTGCTGATGCAAATTGGAACATTGCGGTTGGTTTCTTAGGCATATATTTTGATAATTCTTTTACGGCCGAATTCTTTGCAATAGATGTTACATCCATTTTCTGCAAACTCTTTTTAAAAGCTTGAATTTTATTAGTTAGTATATCCTCACTATCACCTTTTAGGATTTGAATAAGAACTTCACTCATTAACTTACGAAACTCAGCTGGGTATGATGAACGAACAACATCTAATCCTTTTACATCCAATCTATCCATAGGAATACCATTCTCAGCCACAATCCATTGAGCGTATCTTTTCTTAGCAATCCATATACCACTACGGGACACAAACTCTTTCTTAATTTGGAATCGGTGTTTCTCTTTTGCTACATTGAATATCTTCTCAGCCAACACATCATAAAACTTATTAAGAAAGTCTTGCGTTTCACCAGCTATACTATCCACTAATAAGGCAATCTCAGAATCCTCTTTTG